ATTGATGGTTTTGTAATGCCGGACCTTCACAGAGATAACTATGGCTTAGCTTTAGCCAACAGAAATTACGGTGCTAACTTTTATAAGAATGGCGCACATTTAAACGGTGTTTTAAAACATCCTGGCAAGTTAACTAATGAGGCATACGACAGATTAAAATCTTCTTTTAATCGTGCTTTTGGAGGCAGTCAAAATGCTGGAGGTACTGCCATATTAGAAGAAGGTATGGACTTTCAGAAAGTAGGTCTTAATCCAAACGATGCAGCTTTCAATGAAACAAAGAAGGCTACTATCTCCGACATTGCTCGAATTACTGGTGTTCCAGGTGTTTTGCTGGAAGATATGGATAAGGCTACCTTTAGCAACATGGAGCAGTTGTCTCAAATGTTTGTGAATTATACCATTATGCCATTATGTGAGATAATAGAGGCAGAATTTAATAGAAAGATATTTTTTGAGGTAGAAAAAGACAAGTTTAGTACACGCTTTAACCTTGATGGCTTACTCCGTGGTGATGTGGCAGCTAGATCATCCTATTACACTACGATGCGTAATGTATTAGCAATGTCTCCTAACGAAATAAGAATTAAGGAAAATTTAAATCCTTACGAAGGTGGAGATAGCTATGAATTACCATTAGCTTCAAATATAAAAATTGAGCCTGTAGTTGAAACTAATGAGGATAAAGAAAATAATGATAAACAACAAAGAGCATTTGAAACATTAAAAGTTCAATTTGATGCCTATGGAGTTGGTGTAAGAGCAGGTGTTATTACTCCTCAAAAAGATGATGAAATTAAATTTAGAGAACAATCCAATTTGCCAAAACTAAATAGTGAAGCAGATAAATCTTGGGTTATGGACAAAGGATTTAGAAGACCTATTACATTAGCTGCAGTTGGAGATTCTATGATTAATGGTAAAACTGATAATCAAGACTTAGGTGATACAGAAGAAAATGATGATATAACCGATGCCGTACAGTAACTATCCACAATCAGCAACTAATGCAGCAAAGAAGGCTTTGAAGCATAAAGAAGAGAATGGAAGCCAATGCGGTACAAGTGTTGGTTGGACAAGAGCAAGACAGTTATCAAGCAGAGAAGCATTAAGTGAGGATGAAGTGATAAGAACATATAGTTTTTTAAGCAGAGCCAAGGTATATGACCAAGGCAAATATTTTGATGAGAATGATAATGAGATATGCGGTTCAATTATGTATGATGCTTGGGGTGGTTCAACCATGCTACCTTGGGCAGAAAGAACGGCTAATAAAATAATGGACGAAAGGTCAAAAGAAGAAACAATGGAAAAGAGAAGTATAAATTACGAGTTTCGCGCAATGCCTGAATCTCGTACTATTGTAGGCACTGCTACGGTGTTTAATTCTGCCTATGATATGGGTTGGTATGATGAGGAGATGAGTCCAGAAGTATTTGCAAGTGCAGATATGAATGATGTTGTTGCATTGTTTAACCATGATGCTAACATGGTACTTGCCAGGACAAAATCAGGTACATTAAAATTAAATCTTACTGGCAATGCTTTGGAATATTCTTTTGAAGCACCAAATACAACTTTAGGTAATGATCTTTTGGAGATGGTTAAACGTGGTGATGTTTATCAAAGTTCATTTGCCTTTAGTGTAGAAAAAGAAGACTGGGAAGAAAAAGGCGGTGGTAAGCCAAAGAGAATTATTCGCAGTATTAAAAAGGTATATGATGTATCTCCGGTGACTTATCCCGCCAACCCAGACACAATGGTTGCAAAAAGGAGTTATGAGCAAATAGCTGGAAAGGTAGATGAGGATTTACAAAGTGTAATTGATATATCTGTTAAATCAGAGATTAATATTGATAACGAGTTACGCAGGAATGCCCTGCATTTACTAAAATTAAAAACAATTTAAAATGAATTCTAAGGAATTAAGAGAAAAGCGGGCTTCCGATTATGCGATAATGGAAGACCTACAAAAAAGAGCCGCAGCCGAAGGTCGCTTAATGTCAGCTGATGAGTTGGCACAATGGGATCAGGCAGATGCATCTTTTAAAAGTTATACAGACCAGATTTCTCGTTTGGAAAGATGGAATGAAATCAACTCTGAGTCAAGAGGATTAAGCGAGGTTGAGCAAACTGTTGCTGCATTGCCTACTAATCAAAGAGAGATTGTAAAGTCACCAGAGTACCACTCTGCATTTATGAAGGCTATTGCAAAGAGAGAGTTAAACAACACAGAGCGTTCATTGCTTCGTGAGATGCGTGGTACTGCAACTATTACGACTGCTGAAACTGGCTTGGCTGGTGGTTATGTCATTCCTTACCAATTCTCAAATGAGTTGGAAAGAACAATGGCATATTATGGACCAATGTTGCAGGTTAGCCGTATCATAACTACTCCTCAAGCTGGCACATTGTATTGGCCAAAGGTAAATGATACTGGTACATCTGCTAACTGGCACACAGAAGGTGGATCGGTAACTGTTCAGGACATGACATTTACTCGCGAAACTTTTGCTGCTCACGTTTGTAACACATTAGTGAAAGTATCTGTTGAGTGGGCAAATGATGAGTTTGGTTTATTAAATAGCGAATTACCAATCATGTTAGGTGAGCGTTTAGGTAGAGCGTTGAACACTGCGTTTACAACTGGTGATGGCTCAGGAAAACCAACAGGATTTAAAGACGCTGCTCCATCCGGTGTAGAATCTGCATCTACTGGCGCATTTACTGCTGCTAATCTTGTTGACCTTGTTCACTCTGTTGACATTGCTTACCGTAACTCTCCATCTGCTGCATTTATGATGCATGACCAGATTTTGAGTGCTGTAAGAAAGTTAAATTTCGATACATCAAATAATCCATTGTTCCAGCCATCATTAAGAGAAGGTACACCTGATAGATTATTGGGATACAATTTCTTTGTAAATAATGATTTACCATCTACACAAGCTGCAGATGCAAAGATTATATACTTTGGTGATTGGAGCAAATATATAATCCGTGCCGTAGCCAACAATGTGCTTGTGCCATTGCGTGAGCGTTTCATGGATGAAATGGAAATAGGTTTCTTGATGTATGCAAGGTATGATGGCAAGTTGCTAAATACTGCTGCTATTAAGCACTTAAAGAATCTGTAAACTTTCATTGGGTATCTAATCTGGAGGACTTGAAATATAGTCCTCCATTTTAAAATATAATAAAATGGGTTGGAAAGTAACGACTGCACCGGTAAATGAACCTTGGACATTGCAAGAGGTTAAAGACTATTTAAAGATTGATGACTCAAACGAGGACACAATGATAAATACTTTAATTAAAGGTGCAAGGATGGTGGCAGAGAGTTATCTAAACCAGGCTTTGATCACTCAAACAATAACAGAGAAATTAGATAGGTTACAATTAAGTACAATTTATTTATCTGTATCTCCAGTTATATCAGTCACATCTTTTCAATATAATGATAGCCAAAATTCACAACAAACTTTTAGCGCTAATAATTATATTGTAGATACCTTTGAAAAACCTGCCAGGCTTTCTTTAGCCTACGGGAAAACATGGCCAACTTTGTATGGTAATATAAACGATGTTACTATTACTTATACTGCCGGTTATAGCACAGAATCAAGCGGTGTGCCTTACCAAATTAGACAAGCTATTTTATTAATGATAGCTGATACATACGAGAATAGACAAGATTATGTTAGGAAATTACCTACGGCTTCTCAATATCTATTAGACCAATACAGAGTTCAATATTTCTGATGAAGTATAATAAAAATGAAATTATTGGTAGAATGCGTGACAGAATTACAATTCAAAATGTCACAAGAACTAAATCAAGCACTGGTTATGCTGCTGAAAATTGGTCTAATATAACTACTGTATGGGCAAATGTTGAAAGCAAATTACCTGCATCAAATGAAACAGTCATTGATGGCAAAAACACGGCTAAAAATATAAGTGACTTTACTATAAGATATACGACAGGCATAACTGAGAAGAGTAGAGTTATTTGGAATAGTAAATTATACCAAGTTAAAAATATAAAGGTAAGTCACGATAGAAGATATATTTCTTTTCAAGGAGAATTTTACGATAGTTATATATTAGCACCAAAACTAATCACATTTATTGCTAATATGTTTAGTAATAGTACATTATTAGCAAGATTAAAGGAAGTAATTTTACTACAAAGTAGCCAAACCACATCGGCTACTACATTGTTAAATGCCAAATTAACAAAAGTTTTACAAGCTAATTTTACTGCTGTAGCTAATACCGAAAGTTCTGCAAAGCTAACAATACCTGTTAATGCTGAAGCAAATGCTATTGCAAATACAAATGCAAGTGGTTTAATCATAAATATATTAAGCGCACAGTTAAACGCAACGGCACAGACAAGTATTAATGCTACTTTTATAAGAAAAATATCTGCATCTATGAATGCAACGGCTTCAACAAGCATTGAGGCAGGTGTAGGTGTTACTTTTGTTTCTTCATTACTTTCATCGGCTTCTGTGTTAGCTAATGTTCAAGTTTCAAGGTCAGTTACTTTTGAATCTTCATTAACTGCATCTGGCACTAACGAAGCTGCAATCCTTCGCCTTCCAAAGTGGGACAAGGCTAATTACGACACAACTGATATTTCAGACACATTAACTTTTGTGGATGCGTATGACTCGGTGGTGGCAAATACTACTACTACATTTAGTGCACAAACAGGAGGTTTTAAATATATAGGTGGTGTTTTAGCACCTAATGGTAAAATATATGCAATACCTATTACTGTTGCTAATTATTTAGTAATTGACCCATCATCAAATACTACTACTACATTTAGCGCACCAACAGGAAGTGCTAATTATGCAGGTGGTGTTTTAGCACCTAATGGTAAAATATATACAATACCTCTTGGTATTGCTAATTATTTAGTAATTGACCCATCTTCAAATACTACTACTACATTTAGTGCACCAACGGGAAGTAATAAATATATGGCTGGAGTATTAGCACCTAATGGTAAAATATATTGTATACCACGTGATGTTGCTAATTATTTAGTAATTGACCCATCATCAAATACTACTACTACTTTTAGCGCACCAGGAGGAAGTAATAAATATCAAGGTGGAGTATTAGCACCTAATGGTAAAATATATTGTATACCACGTGATGCTGCTAATTATTTAGTAATTGACCCATCTTCAAATACTACTACTACTTTTAGCGCACCAGCAGGAACTACTAAATATCATGGTGGAGTATTAGCACCTAATGGTAAAATATATGCAATACCTACAAGTGCTGCTAATTATTTAGTAATTGACCCATCATCAAATACTACTACTACATTTAGTGCACCAGCGGGAGGTGATAAATATATAGGTGGAGTATTAGCACCTAATGGTAAAATATATGGTATTCCTAATAGTATTTCTAATTATTTAGTAATTGACCCATCTTCAAATACTACTACTACATTTAGTGCACCAACGGGAAGTAATAATTATTATGGTGGAGTATTAGCACCTAATGGTAAAATATATGCTATTCCTTATAGTATTTCTAATTATTTAGTTATAGACACATCTGCAACTATTAACGAAAATTATCCATTATCCAGATTATTTAATAAATTCTAAAAATGTACAAAGAAGAAAAAATAAAAGAAATGATTGGTTACATTTCCGAAAGTCGCAAAGCAACAGGCAAAGGCGTTAAACCCTACCTTGCTATTGCTCAACCAAGACGTGATGCAAAGGAAATGGCAGCGCAAAAGTTTCCAAATGATAAATTAAAATTTGGCACATTTCTAAATCATTATTCATCAATTTACCTTTGGACAGATGGGCAACTAATTGACACGGCAAGAAATATACTTTGCGAACAAGCTATCCAACATGATGCAAAGTATATGTTTTTCATCGGTGAAGATACCGTTGTTCCTTACACCTCTTTCTTAGACTTACATATGTTAGCGGAGGCAAACCCTGACGCAGTTGTTAGCGGTGTTTATTATTTCAAAGGTGGCGAACCAATGGTTTTTGTCAAAGATGAATACGGATATTTAAAAACGGCAAATGTTGAACCTGGGCAAATCATTGAAAATCCTTTGTTGATTGGCATTGATGTAATGGTTATTCCCGTACGTATTTTAAAAGAATTAAAGGAAAAAGAACCAGGATGTCCTTTGTTTTGCGTGGTAAGCGAAGATAATGTTTGGCATGATGGAGCTTTTATTGGTGAAGATGAATGGTTTTTAAAACTACTTTATAAGCATAATTACCGTGTATTAGTTAACACGGATGTACAATGTTTACACATGGATTTGGCAACGGGAAATTATACCGCACATGAAAGCATTAATTTAGATAATTATGTTTGCCAAATAAAACCTAATAGAAGGTTAACGGGTGCAGATAGGACTTATTTAGATAACCGTTGGAGTTCAAGGATTCCAAAACCAGAATTAAAAACAGAAAAGAATATTTTAAAACAAAATAAATAAACAGATATGGCTGCTTTTAGTAATTATTTAGAAGACCAAATAACTGGATGGATAAACGGTTCTGCGTTTGCTGCAACCTTAACAGGAGGTACATGGGTTCAATTATACTCCCAAGACCCAGGAGAAGGTGGTTCAGCAACTGGAGCGTTATATTCTCGCGTTAATGTTTCATCCGGTGGATGGACAAGAGGTACAGGTGGTAATGGTACTTTAACAAATACAAGTATCATAACTATTACAAACAATGCTCCAAGTGGTGCTACTGCAACTCATGTAGGAGTATTTGATGCAGAAACATCTGGTAATTTATTATTTTATGGTGCATTAGCAACATCAAAACCAATTACCACAGGTGACGAAATTAAATTTAATGCTACATCATTAACGCTAACAGTTGCTTAAATAATAGGAGAATGCTTTTGTGTTCTCCTATTTAAATTTTTACAATGTCGTATCTTACTCAAAAACAATTATCTCACTTACGAGACTTACAGAAATCTAATTACAAAGGAAGTAGATCAAGTAGTGCTTTAGTTGTTACTGGTTTAGCAGATGCAGTTTTGGAAATGGAAAAAATCATGAGAGTTGTTAGTTTAGACCAAAGACATAAAATTATTGAATCAGCTACTCCTATTGCTTTAAAAATATACCGTTCAATAATACCTGTGTCTAAAGAAACACATTATTTTACTTCATGGGGACAAGAAAAAAATAAGTTAGGCATTGGAAAAACAATTAATACTGGAAGTAGAGTTTATACAAGAACATATGCTTATAAAATTGAACCTGGTAATTTAAAAAGATCGGTTCAAATATTAAGTGAAATACTTAAAAAATATAAGTGGAAATTAGGTGCAGTAGGACCTCATTATATAAAGGATAGAGGTAACAACACTTATTTAAATAGTGAGCAAAGCTATAATGGTTTTTATGCTCATATGGTATATGGTTCTGCTAAAGCATGGAGAAGAAAGATAGTATTAAAAGCAAGGAGTTTATCACAAATACCAGTTTTTAAAGCAATGTCTGCAGAGGCAAGAGCCCAAATAAATGGTATGAACACAAGTTGGTGGAAATGATAGGTAAAGTAATATATGGAAGGTTAAGCGCAGAGCCGACAGTCATAGCAATTGTTGGGCAAAAAATATATCCTGATTTGACACCCCAGGATGTGCAATATCCTTTCTGTGTTTATACTATTACAAATTCAATTCCAGTTGATTATAAAGATGGACAGAGTAATTTAGAGGAGATTAATATTCAAATTGATTGTTACACACAATCCTATGATTTAACACAAGAACTTGCAAATGCAGTTAGAAATAATTTAGACAGATTTTCAGGTTCAGTAAATGGAGTAAATGTGCAAACAATTAAATATATATCAAGCGATTCACAAGTTTATAATCCAATATTAAACGTTTATTGGATGTCTGTTGATTTTATGGCTAGAATGAAAAGATAATTATGAAACTAAGATTAATAAAACCATGGAACGGTAAGCCAGTAGGTGCAACAGGCGTATTCCTTTCCGACTTTGGCAAGCAACTTGTTGCCGATGGCATTGCTGAGCATCTTGATGATGACTTTGTAGTAGAGCAAATGCCTGAAAAGAAAACACAAGAAGCACCTCAACCAATTTATGTTCCAGTGCCTATGCCCATGGAATATTTCCAGGATGAGAAT